TTTGTTGGATCAACGTAAAGGTTGAGTCCAGCAACGTTACCTGTGAGTGAAGTTGGAGCAACTGCTCCGCCTGCGTTCATTGGCTGTGACGCTGTGTAGATTGGACGGCCTGAATCGTTAAGTGACATGATGTTAGACCATTGTCCTGTCGATACGACCATGTTGCGAGCGAATGGATTTGGAAGGCCTGCAGTTGCACCATATACAGATGCTGAACCGCGAGCGACAATTCCAAGGAGTTCTGCTGCAGTTGGATATGTAACTGTTGTTGTCGCATCTGCAGTTGCACCTGAAATAAGTGCAGCGTTTACTGCTGAGTTAGTTGCCTTTGCGTAAGCTGCTGCCATGTTGCGGACTAGCTCATCGAAAAATGCTGGAGATGTACGATCTAGCAATTCAACTGAGAATGTCTGCTGTCCAGCGTACTTCTGTACTGTTACTGAAAGGAAACTTGAGTTCTGATCTGTGTCAGAGAATGCATCTCCTTCAGGCTCGATTGCAACTGTTGGCATCTGTGTGATCTTAGGGATCTCAAATGTCATACCTGCATCAGGAAGCACTCCACGAGAGATTGCATCGATTGATGGGCGGATGGTTGTTCCGAGTGGATTGATGATCTCAGAGAGCTGACGTGTTGGTACGAGACCAGCGTTGTCAGATGTGTCTGCCGCTGCTGCGATCCATTGACGAGCTGCGTCGTCTCCGAGTGCTGCGCGGATTGTGTTTTCTGCATACTTTGCAGCTGTTACTTCAATGCGTGGCTTTGTGTAAGCCATTGCTGTTACAGCAGGGCGAGCAGCTTCAACTGCGGCAGCCTCAACTGTAGGTGTTGCTTCGACTGCTGGAGTGGTTTCCACTGTGGCTGTCTCGCTTTCTGTTGGTAGGGTTTCTTCTACGGCTTCATCTTCAGACGCCGCAATATCGGTTACGGCTGCAGACTTAAAGGCTGCTGCCTGAACCAAACTTACTTCGAGTAGGTCTGCACTTGACACATACAGCACGCCATTTTTAGGCTTTGCTGCATTGACCATAACTCCGACTGAAAGTCCGGTGCGGAGTTCTTCGCTGGCTTCGATGAGAGCATCGGTGCCACGGGATGACTTAGAAATCTTGAAAGATGCAAAGATTCCATCTTCTGTTTCATTAAAGAATTGAGCGCGGCCGATTGGCTGCTTAGGATCGTGCTCTAGTAAGAGCTTCACTTTGCTTGAATCAGCTATGTTAATCGCGCCACGCTCAAAGACAACGGCACCGGCGGATGTATTACCGACCTCGCCATTAAAGGGAACGATCTTTCCTGAGATTGTGCGCTCTGACGCATCTGCTGTCAGTTCTGCTGAGAATGTGAGCATCTCTTTCATTGCATGCCTTCGCTTCCATTAGGTGTTAGGTCTGTCATCGCCATTGCTTGCTCTTGAGTAATTAACTGAAGATCGAGCATCTCACGAATGATTGAAAGTTCTACAAGTGGGTCGGTGCGTAGATAATTCTTATCGATGTCAAATTTGACGATGTTGCCCCGAGCTGTGATGTCGTCCATTGAAAGACGATCTTCGATTGCTGAGATAAATGGCTGTAAAGATAGTGTGAGGAATTGACGACGCTCATCTGTGACGTTGGCGTAGGTCATTGTCGTGTTCTGATCTGCCGAGACGTAATATGGAGGCACGTTGCAAAGGCGAGCGATCTCGGTAGCAAGATTCTGAATCGCGGAATTGTAGCCCATCTCAGAAGGCGAGAATCCAACTGTTTCATAGCTTAAAGTGCTAGTGAGATAAGCCGTTGATCTATTAAGGCGAGCATTCTTCCATGCTGAAAGTAATCCTTGTACTTCTGCTGGAGGAAGGTCAGCCCCCGAATTCCGGATGTAACCCGTCGGGCTCGGCGTGGCTAGCGCTATGCTGGCAGATTTTTGCGTGTCTAGTGCGGCGCGTATTGTCGAGACGCCTGTGTTTAGAATGCCATCGCTGAGAGATTGGAATGTGATAAGTGATCCAAGGCCGTCCATTGGGACTGTAGTGCCATCGATTGCGTATGACTTGACGAAAACATTATCACGATCAAGTGTCGCTGTGACTCGGCTGTTAGCGACCCACTCAAAGCGTGATGGGCGGCCATCTTCCTGATAAGTCTCAACTACTTGCCAAAATGCCTGTCCATAGAATAGAAGTGAATCGACTGTGTAAGCAATAGTGACAGAACGTGGCTGTGAGTATGAAGGTTGGTCAAGCCATAGTGGCTTCCCTAATTCTTCGCCCGTAGACTTCTTATAGAGCTCGAGTGGAATGGTGCCGATTGTGCCAGCAAGTAGATTGCGACAACGCGCTAGGGCAGGGACTCCCATTGCTTCGGTGCGACCCACATAAGCGAATTGAAATGGCATCGCATAAGGTGAATACTCACCTAGAACCTGAGGTGCGTACTGAGCCTCGACATTTGCTTTCGGTGCTGCACCTGTAAGGCGCGAAAGGATACCCATAAAGGGCAATTATACACTATGCGGTGTAGATTGCTGCGATCTGTTGAGGTTTCATTAACATGCTTACAACCATCGCTAGAGAGATCGGCGCTGACACATCGCCAGCGCTTTTACGCTTGACGATACGCCATGACGAATCATTTACCTTAGCCGCGCAATTATTCATCTGTTGAATGAGTTCGGCTTGGCCGTTATGGACTACTCTGCCGTGGACTAGGCCATCGAGAAGGTCAGAACATGCTTGATAAAACTGCTGTCCTGAGACGTCGGTCGTAATCTGTCCGGCATTGGCAAGGCGTTCGCTAATTGATTGCGTCGTGTATTTGTCATAACAGATCATCTTCGGCCGATACTGATCAGCCCAGCCTTTGATGTCAGCTGCGATCTTCAAGTCATCGACTGAGACTTGGCTTTCCCATGTCTGCAAGATTCCCACTCCGATTCGCCCGTCACCCATAATCTGACCAGCAACGAGGCTCGCATTGCGGCGAGATGGAGATACATCAAAGCCAAAGACTGTATAGCCACCCGGCGGAATTTGGAGTGAGGAGTCGGATGTTGCTTGAAGTACCCCATGAGGCCACGGACTTTGCAAAGAATCAATCCACGAACATAATAATTCCGTGCGTATATCTTCAATCTTATTAGTTGCCACAGCTTCTTCAAGTGATTCCTCCGTTATTGTATAGCCGAGCGCTGGATTGGCCATCGCCCAAGCATTCCGGTCTGTAATCTTGCAATACTGTGGCGCTGAGTATTCGTAGAATCCAAATGACTTAGGCGGTGCAGATAGAGCGCGTTCTCTGAGATTGTTGAGTGTTTCTGAGAAGGCATCACCGGCATTGCTAGTCAGGAAGGTCTGCGAGTTAGGTCTAGCGCGAGTGGTAGGGATTGCAGCTGTGTAGCCATCCTTACTGATCTCTCGAACCTCATCGATCCATAAGAAGTCGGCGGTGCGTCCACGAGATGAGTCTCGGGTGTCAGATACGAGGTCAAGCGTTGCCCCGTTAAGTAGTTCGATGCGCTCGCCTCCATTGGCATATCGGATCGCCTTAGTGCCTGCCTTGAGTTGCGGTGCGTTCTCGATGATCCATGCAATCTCACGAAAGGTCATAAGGGCTGTGGCTCGGTTAGATGACATGATTAAATGCTTCATCTCACCTCCGTAAAAGAGCCCCCAAATGACGCGCATACGTCCTAGATGGGACTTGCCATTCTGTCGAGCTACTAATAGCAAAGATGTCTTGCGGATGTAGTTGCCCTTTGCATCCACGCGCATCATGTCGTCGAGAACCCACTTCTGCCACGGCATAAGCGGTGTACCTAGATCATCTGCAAGCTTAGCAATCTCATCTGCTCGTGTTTTGCCCTTGAGAAGTGGACTGTGAAGCCTTGCTTTGATTGCCCCTCGTAGCGGCTGTTTGCGAGTCGCCACTAGTCAGGACTATCTGTGACTGGTCGGGCGGTAAAGGGTGAGTCCGGCATCGACTTGGACTGCATCGGGTAGATATTGGAAGAAAAGACAGGGGGGGTGGCCTGTTGTGCTAAAAAAACGCCCTCTGATCGGCTTCCCTTGCGTGAGTTGCACCTTGCACAACATGACACGAGATTATCGTATGCAATAGGATCACCGCCTTTAACTATAGGGATGATGTGATCTACTGTTGTAGCTGGCTGTTGGCAGTAGAAGCATGACCATTGATCACGTTGCAACACTTCAAGCCTGCGCTTCTTGTATGCCCGAGTACCACGAGGATCACCGCGCTTTGTACTCATTGCCATCCTTTAGTCTTTAGATGATGAAGTGCATTGCAGTAGTTAGGATCTTCATACTCAGTCCATCCATAACGACGTCCTACATAGTGATAGTACATCCAAAACTGTGTGATCGCTGAGCTTCTCTTTAGGCTCTCAGTCTTCATCTGATAGAGCCCATATACCTGCTTCGTACCACCTATGTTACCTACTGCCTTATAGTTCCATCTTGATTCTCTATAGACAATCTCATGATGACACTTCTCTTGCTTCTCTGTTAATTGATAATCAGCTAATTGTTTAGCGTATCTAATCTCTTTAGTGGCATCTATTGAGCCACTTGATACAGGAGCTATGCTCATGAATAGAGCTGTCCCAATAACGAAGGCGACCACTCGCGCTCTGCCCTTACGGGCGCGTGCTGAGCCCCTGAAGGGCTCTCGCCTGAGAGTACCATCTGTGTCAAATACGTTCATGTGTAGCATCTCCTACAATCTCACTATGTGGAATGTGAATTGGATCACATTTATCTATTGTCAGTTGAATAGAAGCCTGAGCCCTTGAACGCTACGCCTATCGAGCTGTAGACCTTATGCATAGGTGAATGACAGAATGGACACTCAAGGTCATGTGGTTCAGTAATGCTTAGCCATTCCTCGATGCGTGCATTGGACTCGCACTTCTCATTGTCACACTCAAACTCATAAGTTGGCATCGGGATCACTCTCACATGTCCTGCAAGTCTCTGTGAACGCCCATGCGCCGCACATCTTGCATCTCATAGGCTCTAGTGTATCTCGATCACCCTTGAAATCCCCGTAACCTGAACTCAGCAATAGATCGACCAAATCACCAAGCCGCATAAAGGCCAAATAGTCTTGTGGACTACTTTCTCCTTGACCATTTAAGCGACACACCACGATGGGCAAGTCTTGG